GTCTTACATTGATTCTATTAAAAGCGCTTGATTTATCAAGAAGAGTTTTTTGACCTCAAATTACTTTACCTTGACCAGAAAAAGACACAACAGGATTAATGCCTGCAATATAAAGAGCATCTCTATTGCCTTCAGTAGGATTAAAAGCTAATCTACGAACATTAGTAAGGATTGCTCTATTTAGACCAGCAGGTGCTCATCATGCATCAGTAACTTCATCAGTATGAGCATATAACCCAGCCATGTGACCAGATAAAGGAATTCAACGATATTTTTTAGAATATTCATCAAAAACTTCGATTCAGTTTCCGTAGAGAGCTGCATAAGAAGTATTAGGATTAAAAGTAGATCCATCCTGACCACGTCTTCATTTTACCATATCTAAAGTTTCAGATCCTTTGTTATTGACTACTAATTCTCTTGGAACGTCAAGAATAGCAAAAGAATCTTTTCTAATAACTTCAGCAAGATTAATTAAATATCTTTTAATATCTACTGATTTTGCAGAATCAATGAAAAGGTTTACATCAATTTCTTCTGGATTAGAATAAAGGTCATAAGCTTCCATACAAGCTGCTGTTTCACCAGCTTCTATAGAAACATCTGAGTGTCTTCCAAAAACACCATTGTTTCCACCTGTAAGTGCATAAAACTTTTTCATTGCTACACCAATAGCAGGATTATCATCTTCTGATGTAGTAACAAATAATGGATTAATAGCAATTTTAATATATTTACTTTCTTCATTAATTTTTGATTCTACAAAAAGACTTTCACCTTGATCATTGATTTCTGTTTCATCAGAAGAAACAATAAAAGTTTCAACATCTTCTCAAAGACCTCGTTCATGATCTTTTGCCTGAATAACAACAGTAAACTGTTTATCAGAAGTCATAGGAGTATCATAACTAGAAATAGCAGAAAAAGCTAAACTATTGTCATGACCAACATCTCCATAATCAGGGTTGTTTTTATATTCTGTATACATTGTTTGTGCTTGAGCAGAAGCTTCAGCAGAAATAGTTGTGCCTGATGGTAAATCAAAAGTTTCACTGATAGTATCAAAGTATTTAATAGCTGTATAAAGATCATTATTATAAACTAAAACTCTGATATCATTACCTCATTTACCTCTTGAATTAGCCATAATTCAAAGAGGTTCATCAGCACCCATTAAAGTATCTACTTGTTCAGAAAAAAGAGAAACATCAGTAGTACCTAATGAAGTATAAGAATAATCGTCTGCTGAGCCAGCGACTGAAAAAGTAAAATTAGGCATATTGTCTGTGCCTGATCCATAGCCAGATAAGATTTTTGTTCCAGAAAATGTAGCATCTTCAGGCATAACTCTAGTACAATATAGTTGTTTGCCGTATTTAAGATAACCAACACAAGCAAGAAGATCTAGATAAGAAGAGTTTGTTGGTTTTCCGAATGCATTAATTAATTCGTCTGTATTAGTTACTAAATATTGTTCATTTTCTGGACCTTTATAAGTGTTTCGAAGTACATTTACAGCAACAGAAGTAGCAACTGCAGGTATAGTAGTTGTTAAATCTATTTCTCTTGTATATACTCCAGGTGATAGTGCGAAGCTCACAATAGGTTCCTCCTAATTTGTTTATTATATTATTATTTATATTTAATTAACTTCAAAATAATCGTAAGAGAATGTGGACGTACATTCTAGATAATTTTCTCCATCTCTATAAGATAGAGTAACTTTATCTAAAGAAATAGGAAAAATATTATAATAAGATAATGAAAGAATTTGTGAATTATAGTGATTATATACTATTAAAGAAGCATCAATAGAATATTCATTTAAATCTTTCCCCACAATATCTTTATTATTATTTATTTTAGTTAATCAATCATATAAGATTTTTCAATTTTCAAAATTTTCGTCTATTAAAAAAGTTATTTCAAGTTCTTCAAAATTTAAGTCTGAATTTATAGAATTAATATGTTTTCCATTTCAATCTGAAGTATTTTTATCAAAAGAAAGTCCTGGAATTCCTGTATTAATTAATTGAAGAATAAGTTGTTTTGAATCAAATAAATCTGAAGAAAAAGGTAAAACAGGAAATATTAATTGAAAATTATTACCTGAAGCTGGATTAATAGAATAAATTGACATTTATATGTCTCCCTTAATAATTTCATATTCATAATCTGTTTTATCTCCAGAAATAGCAAGTGTTTCATAAGTTCCTAAATTATCTAAATCTTTTAATTTTAAATAGATTTCTTTAATAATTTCAGTATCATAAATAGGTTTTAAAACATAAGATTTTACATCAAAAGATAAAGTTCAGTTTATTATTCTATAATTATCTTCTGAAATATCTGCATCGATTTCAGGAGAAACAGAATTTAGAATATTTTTGCAATCAAAATAAATATCTAATTCTGGAATATTGACTCTAGTGCTAACATAAGGAGTAAAAAATGGAATTATTTGTTCTAATATTTGATCAATTTCTGTATTATATAGTGCAGCTATAGATAGATCATAAGTAAATCTACAAGGAATTAAATTATTAATATAATGATTATTATTTTCTGTTAATAATTTAATATTTTTATTAACGCCTTGTTCATTGAAAGTGGGATCCACTGAAGTTAAATGAACACCAATAATTGGAAAAATTTTTTCATGGCTTCTTTGATAAATTCAACTATAAAATTTTTGTTTAGGTCCATATTTTATTGGCACTCTAACATAATTAACAATTTCTTTATTTTTATTATATTTAGCAATTTTAATATTATTAAAAATATCTAGAAATTGAATAGTGGTTTTTCTAATTGTATTAAAACTATAAAATTGATCCATTTATTTATTCCTCTTATAAAGTATCGAATCCATAAATTGTTGTGTCGAGATTGTCATAGGATTCTATTTTTTCTGATTCTTCTTCTATATAATCATTTTCGCCGTAAGAAGAAATTGGTTTAGAAGTAGTTGTTTCATTTATTTCTGGAAAATCAATTTCACTTGGTGTATCAAATAAAATATCGTCTGCGCTTTCACTTTGAGAACTATATCTATATGGTCTACAAATAAATTCTCAAATCATTTTTTTGCCTTGAAAAATTTTACTTTCACTTCCCACGTCAGCAATTTCATAAGATTTATTATTTCATAATGTTTTAATTACATCCCCAATTTTAGGAATAAAAGTATTTGAAACATCTCTTGAAAATATAGATTTACTTATTTGCATTGCTTCTATTGTATCATCTGAAGTCATACCAAATACATTTAATACTTCAATTTCATTAGTTGGTTCATATAATAATTTTGTAGTATAAGGACCATTTCATTCAGATATAGAATTTTCTCCATATAATGTATCAGGATTTCCAGCAGATAAATTTAAACTTCAATATTCAATAGGAAATCCCCCAATATCATTAAATTCAGAAATTACAGAATCAAATAATTCATATTCTTGTTCTGTTTGATTTAAATCTAATAATTCTCATTCGGGAACAGCAGTAATTGATAAAGTCATTTTACATTACTCCCATTGAAATTCCATAACCATCAAAAGCATATTTTTCATCTAATTCTTCTTCTAATTTATCTTTTTCTTCTTTTCCTTCTGATAATAATTCAGATCCGTCTAAAGTAATTCCAACATTACCAATACTTCCTGAGCCATTAGAAAATTTTCTTCTTATATATCCTAAATTTATTTTTAATAGTGCTAAAGCATATTCTTGTATTCATTTTTCATTACATAATTTATTTTCATAATCTTCTCAATTTCAATTATCTAAAAAAGATCCTGTATAAGCATAACTTCTAATTAATAAATATGTATTTTTATCTGGCACAGGTGTTAAAGATAATTTTTTATCAAATCTAGAAAATCTATATGTATAACTATCAACAGTAAATCTTGCTAATGTTTCTAAAAAATCTAATGCTTGTTGATAACCAATTAATCCATTTCCATTAACAAAACTATCTGGATTTAAAATTCCATTTGAATAAAAATAATTTTCAATAGTAAATAATGTATTTATTCCAGAAACATAACCACCTTCTTCATAATCAATAATATCTGTAATACCTTTTGGCATTTCATATTCAGATATTCCAGCTGAAATTGGTAAAGTAAAATAATATTCAGATACAGCATTACCAATAGCAAATTCACAAAATTTATCAATAGCATCAGAAATACTATCTTCTAATTGATCATCAGTAATTTCTACCTTTACATAAGGAAATCCTAACTTTCTTTTCAATTTTTCTTTTAATTCAGATTTTGTCATGTTCACTCCAATATTTTGTCTAGCACCATTGTCAGAAGCTTCAGAATGCCTCAGATTTAATTCTACAAAAAAATATGATAGAATATAAAGTAAATACAATTAAATCAAATCTAAAGGATTCTAATCATAATTTAATAGTTTTAAATTAATTTATTATTATTTATATTAAATTGTTTACAAACAAAAAGTTTTTTGATATAAATAGAAATAAAGGTTTTGGATTTAATGGTTGACTAATAATCTATCATTAAACGATTAAATTAAATTTAATCGAGAATTTCTTTTCCAATAAAGAAAATTCCATATCATTGATATGAAAGATCCGCCAAGGGAAGCAAATAAAAACTTGGGCACAAGAATTTATATAATTTTTATTATATATACTCTGATAAATGTTGCCAGTTTGGCATTTATTGGAAGATAGATTAAAAATCTAGACTGTACTAGAATTCAAAATAATTTAAAAATTTTCTAGTAGAAAAATCCTTAGATAATTAAATTATTGAGAATT